GTTCGGAACCCCCCACTGTACACACCCACCTACATAGGAAAACACTAATGAGTTCGCGTACTTGGCCGCATGGGCCCTTTTCCTCGATGGATATGCAAGACAGGGCATATATGCCGCGAAAACAGGGGGCGACACGAACGACAGGCTTTTTAGGCTGCGGCGTGCGATTTCATGCCCGCTAGGCGTGAATGCTTGACTTGCGCAAGTACCTAGGATCATTCGCGTTCCGAGCAGTAAGCCGCGTTTAGTGGCTCATTCCACAGCCAGGCCCACTCGGCCGCGGTCGACTCGCCCACGCACCAGGGACCGAATCCGCTCGCCCGCATGAGGTCGGCGGGGTCGGTCACATGGTGCAGCCCCATGACGTGCCCTGCCTCATGGGTGACGACCTCGGGCACCCAGTACGCAGGCACGCCCAGGTCGATCGTGACGACCGCGTCGGAGTAGTCAGTACGCCGCCTGGTCGAGCCTGCAAGCCCGCCCGGCAGCGTGCCCCACTGCCAGGCCACGCACGCCCTGGGCGGACCCTGGCAGGGCTGCTCGCGCCAGTCGAGCGTGGCACCTGCTGCACGCCAGTCGGCGACTGCTGCCTCGACGTACGGGCGCAGGCTGGGCGACTCGACGCTGAAGTCGGCGAAGCGCGGGTCGACCTCGGGCATACACCCAAGGGCGACGACAGCCGCGAGTGCCAGCCTCATGTGCGCACCGCCACCGCGAAGCCGAGCAGCCACGCTGCCATGTCGGTGTGCCCAAGGACATGGCACGGCACCAAGTACCGCCCGCACCAGAAGGCGCGATCTTCGACGCTGCGCATGTAGATCATGGTGACGACCTTTCGAGACAACGCGCGCACACAGGCGTGCGCCAGCCGACGCGGTCAGCCTCGACCGCCTTGCGACAGATCACGCACCGCACGTGCGTCGAGCCTGGGTCGCTGCCAGGCCCGAACAGTAGGATCATGCCCAGCGCCCACAGCACGAAGGCGAGCGCGAGGAAAAGATCCCAGCCGATCACGGGCGCACCGCCCGGAACTCGACAATCTCGAACGCGGGATCGATCATCATGGCCACAGCTTGCCGCGTGCTGCGCGTCACCAGGAAGCCGTCATGCTCCCAAGCGCGTGACCGATAGAGCCAGATCCGCGCGGCTGTGATCTTCGCCGCGGGGAGCGGCGGCGGCGGCGGTAGCGGCGGCTGTCGGGCGTTCATGCTAGCGCCTCGACCGCGTCGCACAGGCGCCCGACGCACGCCCGACTCACGCTGAACTCGTGATAATTGCGTGCGTGTACGCTTGCGACAAGCGCGTGTGCAGCCGCCAGCAGCTCACGCCGCTTGCGCTTCCTGATCGCCTTGCGCTTCATGCGTCGCCGCCTTTCGTCGTGACGATCATGTCGCGCGTGTCGGGCCATAGGATTTGCACGCCCAGCAGAGCGGCTTCGATGTCGCCGCCCGACTCGACAATGTGCGCGACGTACGCCGCACACAGCACGGTCGCGACGGTCGCGTTAGGCGCTTTGCCGAACTCGACCGCGACCAGTTCGATCGCCGCCTTGCGCGCGTCGTCACCCAGACGCCGCACGCGCCGCAGCTGCGCGATCAGGTCGTCGGCTTCGCGGGTCATGACATCCCTCGACGCGACGAGAAACGCAGCGCCTCGAAGGCAAGCGTGCGCGCCTTGACGGCGATCCAGTCGGGCAGGCCCAAGCGCTCGATCGTCGCGAGCATCTTCCTGGCGCGCCCTTGCTCGCTGGACGTGCCGCGCGCGGCGACCTGGCGCAGCCCATAGACCTCGGGCGCTTCGCCGATGACATGCACGCCAGCGGCACGCACGCGCGCCCATGCCGCCCACAGTTCGGGCTGACGCGGGCTGAAGTCGTCGCCCCAGAAGAACACATATTGCCCGGTCAGCAGGTTGCGGGCGTAGTTTCGCGGGTGTGAAACGATCACGGGTGTGCACCTTTCAGCTGGGCGAGGCGGTCGAGCCATAACGTGCACGCTTGCACTGGCGTGCGCGTTCTGCCTAGTACCGCGTCGGCGTCGACATTCATGGCGTTGAGTGTATCGTGCCAGATGTCGAAACCAAAGTGATTTCGTGCCTGATTGATCGACGCGACTTCGAGCGCGACCGACTCGGCCACAGCACACAGCAGGTCAGCGCGTCTGATCTCTGGCGTGTCGAGCTGCACGTGCCAGCGATCCTCGACCAGGCGATCGAACCCAGCACACAGCACGTCATGCGGGTGCGGCGTGCCTGGCGGCAGCATCGCGCGCTGCGCCTTCAGCACCGGACTGGGCATGTCGCCGAACACGGCTTCATGAAAGTCGTGCAGCAGTGCGCCCAGGGCATGCTCGGGCGGCGTCAGCCAGCTAGCCATGACGCAGTGTTCGGCGACGCTGAACGGTCGGCGCCAAGCGCCGCGCCATCGAGGCATGTGCGCCAGTGTCTCGACACTGAGCACTAGCGGCGGCAGCTGCGTGACTGGCAGCTCGACGGGCACGCCAGCGCGCAGCCAAACGAACAGCGGAGCGGTCATGCCGCGAGCGCTCACTTCGCACCCAGCGCTTCCTCGACAATGAAAGCTAGGCAGCAGATCGCGTGCGCCAGGTGCGGCTCGCCTGTCTCACTGTCGAGCTGTTCGCCGCGAGCGTGCGCGGCAATGTGGCGCAGCGCGGCTGCCAGGTAGCGGCGATCACGGTCGGGCACCTTGCGCCAATTGTCGGGCGCGTACTTGCGTGCGCCGAAGGTCAACACCCGCACGTAGCTTTCGAGCGCACGCCACTGCACCAGCGCCCAGTCAGGCTTCGCAGCGTCGAACTTGACGCCAGCAGCGGTCGAGCCGCCGGGCCCGCCTGGCTCGGGCGGCTCACCAGGCTCGGGTACCAGTGGCGGCGACGCATGCACGTCGATGATCTCGACCAAATGCATGACGTTGGACATCCAAGCGTTGTCGACGCCCGACCCTGCGATGCCGTCATCGCGCTTGACGTGCGCGAACCCGGTCGGACCCAGCTTGACGACGACGCCACGCAAGCCAGGCCGCACGGCATCGCGCACGCGCATGCCGACCTCGATGCCGCGCACCGCGGGCATGTTCGGCTGCGTGTCGCGGCGCGGCGGACGCGCACCACGCGAGCGCAACGTCGGCGGCTTGTCTTCGGAGCCCTTGTCATCGTCACTTGTCGTCATGGGGTTTGCCTCACACTTCAGACCAGCAGTCGCCGTCACCGATGTCGACGGGAAAGATCACGTCATGCGCGCCGACTCTGATCGGCGCCTCGAACAGCCGCACGCAAGTCGCCTTCGCTTCCTCGACCGCGCCGACCGGCACTTCAAACACGGCTGAGTCGTGCACCTGCGCGACCAGCTTCGCGCGCATGGGTGTGACCGCGTCGACGATCTCGGGCAGTCGCAAGTTCATGAGGTCGGCCGCGCCCGCCTGGATCGGGAAATTCGCGCATTCGGTCGGGCTGGGCTCGTGACCCAGCCAGCGTCGACGTTTGATGATCGGTGACTCGACGTAGCCGCGCCGCACAGTGTCGGCAAGGTTCGCTTCCTGCCAGGTGTAGTACGCGGCGAACGCACGCCGCATGCGACGCAGCATGCCTTCGACCTGCGACAGCGTGATCGGCGTACCGCTCGCCACGATCCGCGCGTACACGGTCTGGGCCTGCGCCATGTAGGCGACCGCGAAGCCCGCCGACTTCGCCAGCGAGCGAAGCGCCTTGCGCCGGTCGCCTGTCGCTGCACTGAAGGGCGCGCCGAAGATCACGGCGGCATTCGCTGCGTGCAGGTCGCTCGACTCGCACGCGGCGATCATGGCAGCGTCGCCGCTTGCGTACGCGGCGACGCGCATTTCCAGCTGCTTGGCATCGAAGGCGAGCAGGCGCGTGCCTGGTCGCGCGACGTACAGCGACCTGATGCCGCCCAGGTCGGCGGTCGGGTCGTTCTCTTTGCGTGGCAGGTTCATCAGGTTCGGACCCTGGCACGACCAGCGACCCGACACCGCGCCGTAGTTCATCCAGGTCGGATGGATCCGACCCTTCGAGCTGACGGGCACCTTGATCACGTTCGTGCTGCGCACCTTCGTCACGCGCCGATAATCCAGCACGGTCAATGCCAGATCGCGCAGCTGCTCGTCAGCGCACACCGCGTAAGCGCGCATTGCGTCGACGCCCAGGCTGGGCTGCTTGGTTGTCTTCGACCGGAAGAACACAGGCGCGCCCATGCGCCCAAAGATCACGCGGCGCAGGTCGGTCGGCGACAGCAGGTTGATCCGCTCGCCCGCGAGTTCGCACGCCTTCTCAATCAGCTCGACCTGGCGCGCGGCGAGCGCGTCACCGAACGCACGCGCACGATCACGGTCGAAGGCGAAGCCGTTGACCTGCGCGTCGCGGCACAGGATCGCCGCGCGCTTGTCGACCTCGTACACGTTGCGCACAGGGTCCAGGTCGCGCTGCATGGCTGACCACGCCAGCCGTGTGTAAAGCGTGTCGCGCCCATTGTACACGTGCAGATCTTCGATCGCCTTGCTGTGCTCGAACTCTTTCCACGGCGGAACGCTGACGTAGTAACTCGCAACGTGCCCGAGGCGCTTGGGCATGTGGCCTGCGATGGCGTGCGCCGCAAGCAGCGTATCTTCCCAGCGCCGCACGTGCATGCCGTAGCGGCGCAGCACAATGTGATCGAAGGCGGGCCCGTTGTGCGTGACTGCGACGCGGTCGCGCAGTGCCTTCGTAATCAGGCGCTTGATCGCTTTCGGATCAGCCCACCAGCACTCATGCCCGTTCGACGCCGTCGACCAGGGCAGCACAACGCTGGTGTGTGCGTCACTCAAGGCGAGACACACAAGGCGCGTGTGCGTCGGGCCAAGCCCGACCGTTTCGATGTCGACGCCGACGACTTCGGCGAGCGCCGACAAGCGATCCGACAGCTCGGTCACGCTGTCAGCGATGACGATCTGCCTGCCGGGTTGTAGCTCGGGCGCGACCCAGCCGCGCCGCAGCACGTCGCCCAGGTGCGCGACGTCGCGTTCGAGGATCGGGGCCCACGCTTGGGCCCGGCGCACGAACTCAGGGTGCACCATTGCCATGACGCGAGCGCCAGCTTCGCCGCGCTGCGCGACAGTGCCGCGCCAGTTCAGGATCCGCGGCTTGCGTTCGAGCCTGCACACCGACTGCAAGGCGTACGCGCCCAGCGGCACGATCGTGATGTCAGATCCGAAGGCGTCGAGCTGTGCCGTCAGTGCAGGGGCACACGCCTTGCGCGCCTTCGGCAAGTCGCCAGGCTCGACTGCGCAGGGCACCGCGTGCAGCCAGGCGCAGTCATCGACGTCGAGCCCGATCGACTGCAAGCCGCGCGCGAACATGGGCCCGCCGCACAGCTGTCGCCCACGCTCGACCTCGTACCGCTGGGGCGTATCGGCGACGATGGTCAGGCGGGCCCGGCCAATGGCGGGCACCGCCTTCACCCAGGCGAGGTCGCGCCCTGGGCAAGCCGCGCACGCAGTACCGCCTGGCTTGGCTTCTACTGCGTGCGCGGCGTCTGGCATGGCTCGCCCTAGCTGCGGCGCTTGCGAGCCGCAGGCGCGGCACCTGCGTCGCCCGCCGGAGCACTGCCGGCGGCGGCTTCCTGGGCCTGGTCGCTGGTCAGGTAGCGATCGACGCGGGCGTTGACCTTGCCCTGGTAGGTTTCCTGCTTCAGGCGCACGAAGCCGGCGCCCGACTCCGACAGCGCCTGGGCGAACGCCTCGACGTGGTCGGGCGCGTTGCCGGGCGGCGGCTGCACGTCGAGCGCCTTCGCCAGCTGCTTGGTGCGAAACAGTGCTTCCTTCGTCAGCGTCAGTTTGTCGTACACCTTGCGCTTCATGTCGCCGGCACTGCCGCCCATGGCGTGCGTGATCGTCAGCACCAGCTTGACGCCCGGGTCGCCTTTCTTCGTCTGCTCGGGCTCCGCTTGCGCGATCTGGAAGCCGTAGATCCCAGCTTCGAGCGGCGGCGGTGCGTCTTCGCTGACGCTATCCCAGTCGAAAGAGTCGTTGTTTGCCCAGCCTGCTTGATTGGTTGCCATGTGTGTGTTGATCGCTTTCTGTTTCGGGGTTGCATGCATGTCCGACACGCTTGCGTGCCGAACGGGAAAGTGAACGACGTGCGGGGTTCGAACTCGCATTCCAGGCGTCGAGCGCCCGGGCCTAACCATTGGCGGCTATGCCGCGCTTAGCTGAACGTCGTTCGGTTGTCTTAGGGCGCTAGCCCCAGCGCGTTGATCAGGTCGGCGAAGGTCGCGGGCACCATGTGCGTGCGCTTGATGTTTCGACCGCTGTGCGTCCACGCCTTCTGTGGCCCGAGCAACCAGGCACGCTCAGCATCGCGCCCGCCGATCTTCCGACCGGGCTCGATGTCGAGTAACACCCAGTCATCGAGCAGCGCGGGCAGCCTGACTTTCAGCTTGCCGCCGATGGCAGGCAGGATGCCCGCCGCGGCGTCAGCGTCGGGCGTCATGTGCGCGTTAACGAACAGGTGCGCGGGCATGTCGCGCATCAGCTTGATGCCTTTGATCACCGTGTTCGCGAGTTCGATCCAGACGTCCCAGCCCGTCATGGTGACGCTGATTTCATCGAGCAGCGTGTCGGCAAGCAGGCTCGCCGTGTCGACCACAACCGTGCGCACCTTGCCTTGCTCAGCCAGCTGCGCCGCGCCTCGACATGCTGCAAGCCACGACTTGATCCCCGTGACGTCGACGCTCGCGAACTTGGCGCCCTGGTTGGCTGCGCCCTTCGTCGCGTTCGCGCCGTCGCAATTGATGATCAGCGGCTTCGGCGCGCCAAGCACGACGCACGTGGTCTTGCCCGCCTTAGCCGGGCCCAGCACCATGACGCGCGCGAAGGCGGTGTCGATCGCGGTGTCCTGGTCATACACTTCGAGCCCAGGGATCGCGATCAAGGGTTCGGCGTCAGCTGTATTTTCGTCGACACTCACGACTCGCCGCCCTTGGCTTCGTTGCCCGCACGCTTGCCGCGCGTCTTCGGCAGGCGCTGCGCCGCGAGGTCGAAGCGCGCAGCCGCCGCGTCGGCGGTCGCGCCGATCGTGGTTTGCGTGGCGCGCGTCGCCTTCTGGATCACGGCGACGATGCTGCGCGCGATCATGACGTGCGCGAGGATCGCGAACAGGCTGATCAGGATCTGAATGAGAATGAGAATGATCATCGGGTTTCTTCCTTCGTTGCTACGGGGCCCACGCTATACAGCGTAGCCCGGTCATCGTCGCTGCCATGGCACCAGGCGAACGCCCAGCACCGCTGCTGGGGGCGCGGCACGCAGGCGTGCGGATTGTACAGCGTCACGTCAGGCAGCACGCCGTGCGCCAGATATTGCTGCGCTTCGGTGTGCCAGGACATGATCGCGTCATCGAAGCTGATGACCACGCGACGGAAGCGCGGCACCTTGACCTTGACGATCACGTCGGCGATCACGTCGGGCCAGTACGACAGGCCGCGCGCTTCGCGCACCAGCGCCGACAGCTGCGCGAACTGCGGGCGGGTGCGATACTCGGCCGCAAGTTCGTTGTCGCCGACGCCTTCGCGCAGGCCCGCCATGGTCTTGTAATCGACGACCGCAACGCGCCCGCCGACCTCGACTTCGAGATCAGATCGGCCGGTCGTGCGCACGCCTTCGAGCACAGCGTCGTGCCCGACCTCGACGCCCAGCACCTTGGGCCAGCCGCCGTCAGCGCCCCATCGGGCGACGTACGCTTCGACCAGGCGACGCGCTTCGGCGACCGACTCTGGGTCATGCTCGAAGCCGGCGAGCACTTCAGGCGTCAGCACGTCGAGGTCATCGCGCGTGCGCGGCCAGGCACCCAGGGCGTACGCCCGGCAGGCGTGGAATAGCTTGCCGATTTCGAGCGCGGGCGCGGTGTCGATGGGCGTCACGCCCATGCCATAGCGCAGGTGCGCCGCCTTCGGGCAGCGCGACAGCTCAGCCCAGCGCGTGCTGCCCCACTGCGTGAAGGTGTCGGCGAGCGCCAGGCGCGCGTCAGCCAGGTCGCGCGCGTCTTCGATCGAGTCGACGCGCACGACATACACGCCGTCAGTCACAGCGACACCGACCAGGACGCGAGCGCCAGCATGATCGCAATCAGGCAGGTGCACGCGACAGCCGCCGCGCACCATGCCGCGCCCGCAAACAGGCTGTGCCTGCGATGACTGACACGTGCGCGTTCGATCGCCGCGAGCATGCGCGCGACGTCGGCGCTGGTGTGTTCCTCGACCATGGGCGCGACAGTAGCAAGCTGCGCATGGCAACCCAAGAAATCTTTTGTCATCAGTGCGCCACCTTCGCGACTGCTTGCGTGCGTGCGTCTTCGACCATGCCCCACAGCTCGCCGGTTGGGTGCTTGTCGTACAGCGCGCACAGTTCGAGCAGTGCGGTTGCGTCGCCCATGGCGAGGCGCGTCGCGCACAGCTCAGCCGTGACACGCCACTGCGCAAACGACCGTTGCACCAGGAAGCCGCCAGCGTTCGCGCTTGCCGGCACCCGCGCAGCGAAGTCAAGGTGTCGCTTAGCGTCGCGCAGCAACCCAGCCAGGCGATACTCGCGCGCCAGTTCGGTGCGCGCTTCGAGGCGCATAGGGTCGATAGCGACCGCCATCTGATACCAGGTCACACGGTCGCGCGTGTCGGCTGCGGCGCGTGCCAGCCACAGCGCGGACAAGTATCGTTCGTCGTTGTAGCCGTCCGGCAGATCGACACGCGCACGAAATGCCCAGTCGGCGATCTCGCGTTGACCTGCGTCGCGCGCCGACTGCGCCAAGTAGTACCACGCGCGCGTGTTCGTCCGGTCGTGCATGACCTGCCCGAGGAAAGTCACGACATCGCGCCGGAAGCGCGCAGCCTGGTCGGCCGCAGATGCCGTACCATTGCCACCGTCCCGCAGGTTGTCGACGACCAGGTTGCAGGGCACGCACGCGCCATTGCCGCGCGGTGTCGCGTGTCGTTCGCCGTAGTACGCCCAGCCCGCGTCGAGCCTGAATATGCGGGGTGACGTGACCTCCCAGTCGCCAGCCAGCAGGCGCGTGACGCTGTACGCCGCAGCGTCCAGCACAGGCGGCAGGTCGCCGCCCACGCAGTGCTCATCAGCGTCGAGGATCCAGGCGTACTCATAGCCGGCGGCGCGGGCGTCAGCGAGGATCTGCGTTTGGTTGCTTGCGAAGCCCAGCCACGGGCGCGACGTGACCTTCAGTGGCAGGTCGAGCGCCGCGCAGATCTCGAACACTTCGCGCAGCGTGTTATCGGTGCAGCCTGTGTCACACACCACCACGCCGCCGACGAAGCGCGCCGCGCCTTCGATGCACCGGGCGATAACGCCGGCTTCATTGCGCACGTTGATCGCAACGCACAGGTTGCCGATCGTGCGGCGCGGGATCGCTGCCTTGACGTACGACCAGCTGCGCGGCGGGTCGCTCTCGACCAGGTTGCCGAAGCGCTCGCGCACCGCGTGCTTGACCGTGCCTGGCCTGTCGTAGTCGTGCCCAGCCAGGCAGCCGTCGAGCTTGATCTTCGGCAGCCACGCCCGGATGTCGGCGCGCACAGCTTCGAGGCTGTGATCGCCGTCGAGGAACACGAACGCCAACGACTCGGGCGCGAAGCGATTAGCGGCTTCGAGCGACGGCATGCGCAGCACCTTGATCACGCCGCTGACGCCAGCGTCGGCAATGTTGCGTAGGAAGTCGGGCAGCAGGTCAGCGCCCGCGCCCAGCTGCTTGTCGATGATCATGGTGTCGCGCCAAGGGTCGACGCAGAACAGGTTGATCGCCTTACCGCTGCGCTTGATCGCCTGCGCCAGGTAGATCGCTGACTTGCCGAAGTAGCTGCCGACTTCGACGAACGTGTCGCCGTCGGCACTGCGCTCGACTGCCGCGTCGTACACGTCGGCATAGTCGAACCAACCCGGTACCTGGTCGAGGTCGAAGGCGGGCGGCGGTGCGGGCGCGGCAGGCTCGACATTGATCGGCCACAGCATGCACCCGCAGTTCCCGCCCGCGCCTTCGCACCCGACAAGCGGGCCATAGTGCGCGCTGCGCAGGCAGCCGCACGCCGCACACGCGACCGTGTCGCGCAACCCGATCAAGCCGCCACCAGCCTGGTGTCCCTCACTCATTTTTATTCCTCTTTTTCTCGGCAGTCTGTGCAGTTTCCGCCCTGGCTGCCCCGCCCCCGCAGGGCGAGGCGCCAGGGTAGCATTTGCGGCATTTGTTCCCAAGTTTTCTCAACCGATTTCCCGGACCCTGGTCAGGTCGCCTTCGTCTTCGACAACGAACTCGCGCGCTGCCTCGCCGAAAGGGATCTCCCAACCGCGGTGCTTGACCCAGGTCGCGACGTTGTCGGCGACGACGATCGCAGCGTCGGCGCTGCCCGCGATCTCGCCGCTGCCGCGCATAGTCATCAGCCCGCCCATGTCGTCGCCCTTCGCGTTTGGTTTCTTCGAATGATGAATCACGACGACCGCCGCGCCGTACTGTGTCAGCCCCTTGAGTGCTGCCATGACCAGTGCCATTTCCTGCGAGCTGTTTTCGTCGGCCGTGTGCGACTGCCGCAGGCTGTCGATCAGGATCATGGCTGGGCGCAGCCGGCTATTGATCGCGTGCAGCGTGGCGACTGCTCGCGGGTCGGGAAGCCGCAGCATGCCATCGGTCGAGCGCGAGTCGTCCTGGGTGTGGAAGATCAAACCCTGCGGGCGCAGCACGATCGCGTCATCGCAACCTGGGACCTTGATCGCCCTGAAGGCCGAGTCGTTCGCTTGCGTCCCCATGCGCAGGAAGCGCCGCCCGAGTTCGCTAGTCGGGTTGTCGTAGTTCGCGACCAGCACGCGCCCAGGTGCGGGTGCGTCGAAGTCGAGCCAGGGTTCGCCGCGTGCGACTGCCATCGCAGCGGCGTAGCCCAGCCACGATTTCTTTTCGCCCGGCGCACCAGCGAGTAGCGTCACAGCGCGGCGCGGGATCGCGCCTTCGATCAGAAAGTCTTGCTTCAATGCGGCGCGCGCAAGCAGCCAGGCGGGCTCGAAGAATGCCGACGCCAGCACGTTGTCGACATGCTCGCTGAAGGCAAGTTCGTCAGCCGACATTGCACACCTGACCGATGCCACCGAACTCGCGCGCAAACAGTGTGCGCGTCGGCGGCGGGCCCAAGCAAACGATCACGTTTCCGTGCGTCGGGCTGGTGGCAGGCACGCGCTTCCCGTCGACCAGGCGGTCGAAGGCAATCCGGTCACGCGGGATCAGAAAGGTCCAATTCAGCGGGCCCCAGCTGTGACCGCTGCCCGGCTGCGCGGTGCGAATGATCTCCAGATTGAACCCAACGAAGATCGCCGCCGACCCATGCGCCCAGACGTGCCGGCACAGCTTGCGCCACCAGGCGACAGCGGTCGAGGTCGTCGACCAGGTCGCCGCCTGTTCGGCGGTCATGGTCGCACGCGCACCGCGGCTGGTACCGCCGGGCGGGTTGACGAAGATCGCTTTGTGATAGCTAGGCCAGGGCGTGTCGAGCCCATCGTCACCCTTGTCGAGCCACTGCCGCGCGGCAATGACGCGCTGGGCTTCGGCGCAGCTGCATGGGTCGAGGTCGATGACGCCGCCCAGGACCACGCGAGCGCGGTCGACAATCCACGCAGGCGTGTAGAACTCGACCGACTCGGCCGACAAGTGTGCATTGTTTGGCTGCGCGGTATTCATGGTGCCTTCAGCTTTCCGACCGCGTCGATGATCGACGCGATCAAATCGTCTTCGTTCCCAAGCAGGTCAGCCGCTAGCGCTTGCTCGTCAGGCGCGTTGCCAATGATCGCGGCGAAGTGTTCGAGCCTGTCGATCACGCGGTGCTGAATCACTTCGTCGATCGTGCGGCTGCCGATCAGGTAGAACACATTAACTGTCTTCGTCTGCCCGATCCTGTGCAGCCGCGCTTCCATTTGCATCAGGGTCGAAGGCACCCAGTCGAGCCCGACAAATATGAGCGTGTCGAACTCGGTCAGGTCGATGCCAGTCGTGATCGAAAACATGGTCGCGACCGCGACGCGGCTGCCGACGATCGTCGCGCGTCGATCCTTAGCGTCATCTTCGCCGGTCACGCACGGGCAACCCAGCTTGCCGGCGAGTTCGTGCGCGGTGTCGCGGCGCGTAGTCACCAGTAGCACGCGGCTGCCTTCGCCCAACGACTCGACCAGTTCGACAGCTGCCGCCAATTTGTACGCCTCGACCTGACCCAGGATGCGCGCGACATCGTTGCCGGCAGTGACCGACACAGCTGCACGCGATAGTGCCTTAACCGCCGCCTTCGGCATGTCGACTGGCAGGATCGTGCGCACACGCGGCGGCAGGTCGACTGCGACGTCAGCCTTAGTTCGCCTGATCATGATCGCTTGCAGCCTGTCGTGCAGCTCGCGCTGGTGGCTGACGCCATCGGCGCGCCACACGCTGCGATCCATTCCAGGGATCTGCTCGAAGCGCCCGTCGCAGTAGCGGTGCGTGAACTGCCACCAGGTGCCCCAGCGTCCAGGCGTCAGCAGGTCGAGCGGGTTGTGTAGGTCGCGCGGGCTACTGAAAATCGGCGTGCCTGTCAGGCCCAGCACGATCGGGCGCGGGCTGCTTACTTCGAGCAGCTTGCGCACAGCCTTCGAGCGCAGCGACCGGCTGTTCGCCAGGTAGTGCATTTCGTCGCACACGATCACGGTCGCGCCTTGCAGGTCGTCGACGCGGCGGCGCGCCTTGTCGTAGCTGATCACTCGGAAGTCGGCAGTGCAGCCAGGCTCCCAACGTGCGGCGGTTGCAGTATGCTGCCATGACCAGCGCTCGACTTGCCCGATCCAGTGCGGCACGACAACCGCCGGGCACAGCACCAGCACGTGCCCGCGCCCAGCTGCACGCCCGCCTAGCGCGAGCACTTCGGCAGCGCGGATCGCCTGCGCTGTCTTGCCGATCCCTTGCTCGTCGGCAAGCAGCGCGCCGCCGTACAGCACAGCCAGCTGCGCCAGCCGGCAGGCGCCGTCGGCCTGGTAGGGGCGCAGCCCGTCGACGGGCACGGCGACGTGCGGCAGCTCGACCGGCGGCACGTCGCCTTCGATGGCGGCAACCCGCGAGGCACGCAGCAGGGTCAGCACCTGCGGCAATGCCTCGCGAGGCGCCTTATACGCCTTGCTGTGCGCGTCCCAGCGCAGCCCAGGCAGCGAGCCCAGCTGCGCTCGAAGTGCGGCTGAGTAGGCGGCTGGCGTCAGCGTGGCCCAGGTTCGGCCGTCGGGGCCCACAGCAAGGCGCGTCGTCACGACTCGACCTCACTCGGGCAGCGGTCGCACCCGCCCCCACATGACCCGCCCGAGCAGCCCAGGTCGCCCAGGTCGTCGTGCCCCAGGCTGTACGGCACAGGCGTGTCGAGCGCTTCGCGCACAGCGCGCAGCCAGTTCGGCGGCATGGGTGTCGCCTGCCGGTTGTCGTGCCCGATTGCGTCGCCGGCTGCGTGTAACCAGACCGCGACATCGAACGCAGTGGGCGGCAAGCTGCCGGTCATGAGCTGCACGCCTGTGCGCAGCAGCTCGATCACTTCAGACTGATCGACGATCTCAGCACGCACGTCGGACAGCTCGTCAGCCAGCGTGTCGCGAACTTCGCGCGCGGCGTCGCGCTCGCGGCAGGCGGTCGCGCAGTCGGCCCGCGCGGCGTCGCGTTCGTCGCATGCGTCGGTCAGTTCGTCGCGCACGTTGTCGAGGTCAGCCGTCAGCGTGTGGACTTCGCTGCGCAGGTCTTCGATGTCGTCGCGATCGGAACAGTGGCAGCAGGTCACGACTCGACCTCGACGTCGACTTCCTCGATCGACTGTTCGACGCCGCTGTCGAGCTGCCCGCCCGCGTCCTGGGCGGCGTACTTGTCGACGTGGTCGCTGGTGTGCGTCGTGCCGCCCAGCTTGAACGTCAGCCGCCAGCGCTTCTCGGTCTTCGGCGGCGCGGGCACCATGGCAGCGAAGCCGCCGTAATATCCGCCGTCGCCGAACTTCGCGACCGGCTTGCCATCGAGCAGGAAGGTTGCTGCCTTGCAGGTATTGTCGATGCTCTCGAACTCGACCGTGTACGGCGGCAGGTTGAGCGTGTGTGTCTTCGTCCATTTCATGACTCAGGTTCCTTTCGGGTTGTGGATCAGGTAGGCGGGTTGCGTGTCGTGCGCCTTCAGCTGCGCGGCGTAGGCATTGACTTTCGCCAAGGCATCGTCATGTGTCTGCTGCACGCGGGTGCGCCAGGCGGTCACGGCTTCGTGCACAGTGTCGAACACTTCGCGCGCCAGCAGGCGGCGGCGAAAGTGTGTCACCAGCGGGTCACTCGGCTCGGTTGTGATGGCGACCTCATACTTCCCGAACGGCTTGACCTCGAAGGCGTACGCCGCAACCGCGCCCGCTTTCGCGTCGAAGGCCGCAACGTACACAGTGCGGGTTGCTTTCACTGCGACACCTGCTGGGCGCGAGCAAGCGCGCGCAGACGGCGCAGGTTACGGGCGCGCTGCTTGCTGCGCTTGCGGGGCGTTGCGCGTGACGCGCGCGACAGCGTCAAGGTGACCGTGCCTTTGCGCTTGGCGCGGTACGCGGTTGAACGGCGGATAGTGCGGATCATGCTTGCCATGGGTGTGTGTTCCTTCGGTTGGATGCAGCCGGCGCAAGGGGCGCGCTGTCGCGTCCCCTGCACCCGCGGCATCAGACCGGGCGATCAGCGACCAGGAACAGCTCGCGCTTCGCGCGCGTGACCGCGACATACCAAAGGTTCTCTTCCTCAGTCGTCGCGCGCTTGCGGTACGTGCCGGCGAGCATAAAGACGCGGTCGCGCTCCAAGCCCTTCGCCTTGTGAGTCGACGACAGGATCACGCGCCCGTTGCTGTCGCCATCGTCGACGAACAGCGCTTCAGCGCGGGCGATGACCTCGGGCACGGTCGAGGCGCCGTCGCACAAGGCGAGCAGCGTGTCGGCGCGATCGTCGGCAGCAGTGATCAGTGACTCGGGCAAGGGCGACTGCTTGCACAGGCGCTCGATCTCGCGGTCGTGCCATTCGGTGATCCGCTCGCGTAGCCCGTCGACACCGCGGCACTTGACCTTCAACAACCAGGTCACCAGGCCCGCACCGATGTCGCGTCCCTTGATCGTCGCCTTGACGCCCTGGCGAATGAGTCGCAGGCAGGCGCTGACTAGCGGCGCGTTCGAACGCGACAGCACGAAGTCGCCAGGGCGCACGTCGCACAGCATGGTGTCATAACTGATCGACTCGATCACGCCTTCGGCCGCACCCGGCGCAACCTGGAAGTCGGGCACGACCGTCGCCGCGAGTTCGACGACCGTGCGCGGGCAGCGGTAGCAGATCGACAGCGGCAGCACGTCGGCCGACAGCTCGCGGGTGATCGACGCGATCGCGCCCGACGCCGCACCGCGGAAGGCGTAGATCGCTTGCCGGTCGTCGCCGACTGCCACGATCCGACCGCCTGCGCGGCACGCCTTGATCGCCAGGCGCAGCTGCGTTGCGTTCAGGTCTTGCGTTTCGTCGACGAAGACGCGATCGAACGTCTGCACCGCGAGGTCGTTGACGACCGGCAGCCAGATCATGTCATCGAAGTCGAGGCTGTCGCCAGGGTTGCGGCACGCTTCGAGGATCGCCTGCGTGTGATCGATGGCGGTGCGGCGCGCACAGCTGCGCATGTGCGGCGTGGTCGTGCAGGTGCAGGGCAGATCCAGCTGGAAGGCGTCGATCAGGTTGTCGAGATCTTCGCCTTCGGTTGCGAGCGTGTTCTTCGCCAGGCCGACCAGCTTGACGATCGCGGTGCGGGTCGTGCGCGTTTCCCAGTCGCGCCCCATGCGCTTGTCGACCATGGCAGTGACCTTGCCGCCGTCGACACGCAAGCGCCCGAACGCCTGCGTGCACGCGCGCAGCCCGAGGCTGTGAAACGTCAGCGCGACGACGCCTTCAGGCACGCGGTCGGTCAGCTCTGCGGCGATCGCCTTGTTGAAAGCGAACACGGCGACCGACTCGGCGGCAGGCACGTGCGCCATAGCCTCGATGATCGTCCAGGTTTTGCCAGTGCCAGCGCGGGCGATCACGACCAGGTTACCCTTGGTTGAGTCGGCGACGTGGTCAAAGATTGCTTGTTGCAGGTGCGAAGGCGTCGTCATGGGTGTTCCTCTTTTCTGGTGAACAGCCCAGCGCTGAGGCGCTGTGCCGTTCGCCGCGCGACCCGCGAGCAGTCGTGCGGCGAGCGGCGCAGCGATCAGCGCACCTTGACGAACACGCCGACAGTGCCCCAGCGCGGCGCGCAGCACATACAATTGTCGATAAAAGCATTCGAGTGCGCGTCGCCGTTGCATTCGGCGAGCATGCCGACACGCTTGCCGTCGACATCATACGCCAGGTACACATCGAGCAGCTGCTGTGCGAACTGGCGCGTGGGTTCGGGCAGGTGCTTGTTGATCACGGCGGCGCGTAGCGACTCGATCACAGCTTCGGCCTGGTGGCGCGAGACATACTGGGTGTTCGGTGCGGGCTTGCGTGGCTTGCGGGTCTTCGTGGTCATGGTGTTGCTGTTCCTTTGGGTGTGGGGGATCGGTCAGTGCGACAAGGCGGCGAGCGCCTTGCCCAGGTTGTGCAGTGCGAGGCGCCAAGCGGCGAGCGCTTCGCGTCCGTCGGGCATGCAGTGCACGCGCGGCATGCCAGGTTCGGCGGCGTGCGCGAACTGGCGCGCAGTCAGCACGCGCCAGGCCCGACGCTGCGCCACATGTAGCTGCGTGCGTGTCGTCGGCAAGCCCATGCGCCAGCGACGATCGTGCGTGTCGACGTCAGCCAGGACAAGCAACGCCTCGGGCGTCAGCGACCTGATGCGTGCATCGAGCGTCTTCGTCATGGCGTTCCTTCGCTGCGGGGCGACCGCAAGTGTCAAACTGCCACAGGTAGGGGCACCCGGTCCAGAAAAATCGACATGCCCCTTCAGTGGTCGAAGTCGCGATCTTCACCTAGCGTCACCTTCGCGCCCGCGGCACGCCGCTTGCAGGTGCTGGACGCCGCCGCGGGCTGCGGCACGCCGCTTGCTTGCAGGCACTTCGGCACGGCGCTTGCCTTCTGAAACCTGCCATATATGACCATACGCAGAAAGCCCGCGTTTCGTTGGCACGCCCCTTGAAAACAGGGCACAAATGCGATCTCAGGCCCGCCGGCCGAAATCGACCAGGATCGCGTTTCGATCCTGTGGACGTCCTAGGGGGCGTCGAAACTGGCGGCGCGTCCTGGTGGCAGCCAGGCGGCAGCAAGCCGCGTTGTCACACGTGGTCGTGTATGGTCGCGGATCGCCCCAGGATTTGGGGGCATCAGCCCCCAGCCGCAGAAAGGTAGCAGGTTGTACGCGCGTGTAGGTGGCGTCACACCCCGGTCTGATCGCGTCGGCGACTCGTCAGGCTGCGCCCTGAAAGGGGGCCTGCGGGTTCCGTTCGGTGCGCCGTCATGAGGAACGGGCGCGCGTGCGTAAGAGCACGCGGCATGCCGACGCCCGCAGGCATGTAGGCACGAACGATCTCGCGGTGTTGCGGGCGTGTATGTCTCGGAACTAACATACACGCGACCGCCGAAAACATACACAATATTATAGACTTAACCCCTTGACGCCGTGATCGACCGCCCCCACTCTGGTGGACATGACGACCACGAAGACCAGCGCAGCCCAGGGTGCCTTGCTTGTCCGCATTGCCGAGAGCTTCGACGGCGTGTGCTTCGGCGAACACAGCTACGTCAAGTCGAGCGTCGCCGAAGCGCTCGCCCGCAAGGGCTTGGTGGAGATCGTCTGGGACAGCCGCCGCAGCGCGTACGGGCGGCTGCATAGCATCCCCCGCGCGCGCCTGACCGTCGCGGGTGCCGAGTATGTGATCGCCGCGATCATCGTCGACGTCATGGCAGCGACCGTACGCAGCGCGGTGTCACGCTGGGGCACTGTGTCGATCGAGTTCGAGCGCTCGCGGGCGAACAGCTCACTGCACCAGCTGGCGCGCCACATGCGCAGGCGCTGGGCCCGCTACCCCGAACAGCTCGAAGCCGCTGAAGCTGCGAAGTTCAATTGATCGAAGGAAGGAACACACGCGCATGACCGACCTCAAATGTGCTGCCACTGTCTAGCTGTCGGCGTCGAGGCGTTCGCCGCGTGCGAGTGCTTCGATGTCGGCGCCCGTCAGGTCGCGTTGCAGTAGCGCTCGCGTCACACGCGCGTGCGCCAGGCCGCGCGTTTCGAGGATCGCGTCGGCGGCAACCGCAAGCGTCGCGATCGAATGCTTGTCGAAGCCCGCGCGGCGCAGCTCTTTGACGTCGGCACGTGCTGTTTCGAGGTCGCCCGCGCGGCGCTCGAATGCAACGCCAGCCGCGAGCGTGATCGCCCATGCCATGCGCGCGGCTTTCGGCACTTCGAAGATCGCATACCCAAGTTCGTTTGTTGCGCCGCCCACGGCGGCTTTGCGCAGGTGCAAGCCAAGCGCGACGCCGACGACCACGTGTGCAGCTTCGTGCTGCGCGTCGTCGATTGCTCGCTCGGTCACCTGCGCACCGCTGATTGCTCCCATGCCTGACGCTCGATCGGTTCGCCGATCGGCGTGTTCTGCGTGTGCACGATCGACGGCGCTTCGTTCTCGAAGTACGCGCGGCGCGTCAGGTTGAAATCACGCAGCGTGCCCGTGTCGGTCAAGCGCCATGCGAGCAGCAAGCCGCCCAGCGCGGTCGACCCGCCTAGCATCTTTGAGAAGCGCGAGCCTGCGCCCTGGAAGGTCGGGCAGCAGATCGCTTGCACGCCGCGTTCGTCGCAATGGTTGAACTGATGAAAGTGCCCGATCAGTACGATGTCGGGCTTGTGTGGCCCGTAGTTCGACTGCACGTACCGTTGCGCGCGGTACGACTTCGCATAGCTGATGCCGCCGCCTGGGTGCCACAGGTTGATCGTCGCACCGCGCACGCGCAGCGTGGCTTCGCGCCCGCCGTACACGTGCAGGTCGTCGCGGCCTGCGGCCTGCGCGCGTGCCATGATATAGCGCGACACGTCGAGCCCGCTACCGTCGCGGAAGGTGTCGTCGTGATTGCCTTCGATCGCGTGGTAGCTCAGCCCATCACAGTGCGGCAGCAGCTCGAACAGATCGTCACACTGCGCGTCGATCCCATGGTGCGTCAGTTCCCAGCGCCCGTGTCGGTAGCAGCCATCGAGCATGTCGCCTGGGCACAAGATCTCACGCACGCCCAAGCTGTATGCGTCAAGCACGAAGTCGCGCAGCTGCGCACGCATGCAATACTTCGAGCCTGCGTGCAGGTCGCTGATCACACCGATCAGCTGCCAGCCTGACGTTGGCTGCGCGATCTCGACAGGCGTATCGATCGCCGGCTTGCGCCCGATGACGTCGGCGCTTGCGTGCACGTCATAGCCGGCAGCGTTTGCCGCGCTGATCATTGACTCGACGCGCAGCGGGCTGAGGTCGAGCGCGTTCGCGAGTTCGCGCACAGTGCGGGGCCCGCCGCGGATCAGCTTGATCAGGTCGTCGAAGTGATCGGCAGGGTCGAACGCCGACGGCTTCGGCGACGACTCGCGGACTAATCGCAGCGCGTCGCACACGCTCGACGTGCGCAGCTGTAATGCGGCAGACACAACGCGCACGGTCGCCGTCGGGTGCTTGCCCAGGTACGCACGCACGCGGTCGAGGTCGGCTTGCTTCATGACACCAGAGTACAGATCGCCGCAGCTAATCCCAAGGAAACGCGCGGAAACGCGGTGTCACATATGGTCACGGCACAGCAGTCGGCGGTGCCTTGCCTGGCGTGTGCGTGCACTGCGTCACGCCCAGGCTGCCGGCGGTCGTCAGCAGGCCGGCGACGACTGCGCCGATCGCCGACCAGCGGCGGGCCTGACCTGCCGCCGCCTTCGAGTCGCGTGCGTCACGCGCTTCGAGCACAGCGACGCGCGAGTTCAGCGCAGCGACCTGGTCGCGGGTGTCGATGGCGAGTTCGAGCAAGCGCGCTAGGCGGTCGTCATTGGCAGTCATTTGCGGCACGCTTCCCAGGTTGCGAGGTCGACTCGGTCGCCATTGACGGGCAGCCCGGCGAGCAGCTGCACGACGCGCGTCGCGACAGCTGTTTCCTTGCCCCAGTCACTGTCGGGCCCGTACACAGGCAGCGCCTTCGGGTCGCGGGCGAGCATGCGTTTCTGCCACGCCAGGACAGCCGCAGCGCTCGCCGCGCCGCGCACCATGGGCAAGGCTGGCACCGCCATTGGTGGCTCGCCTGACGGGCCTGGGGGCGCGGCAATGCCCGTCATGCGATCGGGCATCCAAACACCTTGCAGGTGCGGGAAGTCGGCGCCGACATGACGCCAGGTGATCGCGCATTCTGTTCCGTCGCCGCCGCCGCCTTCGGCAGTAGCCCAGACGTCGCGCCCAAGCGGCGCCAGGAAGATCCCGACGTGGTCAGGGCTCGACTTCCAGAACACTGCGCCTGGCATGGGCTCGACCAGGTTGCCGCGCGGCACCCAAGCAGGTTCCGACAGCGTCAGGCCCAGCCAGCTGGCGCCAGGCGCGCCGACCAGTGGCCAGCCCGGCACGCCGCCGGCAGGCGCAATGCGCCCGGCCCAGTGCATGCACGCGCGCACGAAGATGCCGCATGACGTGCGCACGCTGCTGAGGTCTTGCGCACGACCGCATGCAATCAGGTTGCGGTAATAGTCGAGGCGTCTGGTTTGACCCAAGCGCCCGGCGGCGAGCGCACTGACGGCGACCTCGACCAGGCGGTCGCCGAAGGGCGCAGTGGGATCACAATGTGGCGGCGTCCAAGTCATCGGCGTCGACCTTCCTGACGTCCCAGCATACCGGCCGAAAGCCGTTTCGACACTTCAAGCGCGGCAATGCGCTGGGCGTCCGGTTGTTCGGGGAATGCCTGCTCAATTGCATCGAGCGCGAATGCGACGACCTCGGGCACCAGCGCGTCGAGCGATACTTGGGACGACTCGGGTTGCCGTTTACGATCTACCATGCGCCATTTCCTCGTGTTCCTGTGTGCGTGCATTCTGTCGGCCTGCGCTACCGCGCCCAAGCCGGCGACTCTTCGCCCCCAAGCGATCCAAACGAACACACCCGCCGACTCGCTCGCCGCCACTGTGATCGTGCTGGCTGCCAAGCGCGACACGGGCGTGTGTGCCGGCACCTTCGTGCATGACGGCGTGCTGACCGCCGCGCATTGCATCCCGCCTGCGACCGGCTGCGCACGCGGCGACGTTGCTGCCTGCCTCGGTAGCCGCCCGCGCTTCGTTGCGTGGGGCAGCTTCGCCGAAGACAACGACGACATCGCGATCGAGTATGGGCGCACGGTCGCGATCGACTTCGACGCCGATCTCGCCTTCGTACGCCTCGACAAGCCCACACACGTCGGCGTGCCGCTGGGCGCTGACGCGACGCCCGGGCAGCGCGTCTATTCGGTCGGACACCCAGACGGGCAATGGTTTACGATCGCCGACGGCTACGTCACGATCGCGCACGACGACTTCACCCGCGTCGCGATCGCCATCTGGGGCGGGTCGAGCGGCGGCGGGCTGTTCGATCGGCATGGGCGCTTGATCGGCGTCGCGTCTAAAATGTCGGTGCCAGATGGCCGGGCGTACAGCGCGGCGGCTTTCTTCGTCAGCCCGTCGGCGGTGCTTGACTTCCTGTCGGCGCTGCCTTCGGCGCAGTAAACGACTTGATCAGGATGGCGCACAGCGCGGCGGGCGTCACGCCCGCCTGTGCCGCCATCTTGCGCACGTCGGGATCGTTCTCGCACGCAGCCTGCACGACCGCCATGGCGTCAGCCTTTGACGGCATGGTCGGCATGCACGCGGCGCCGAGCAGTGGCGGCAGCGCGAGCGCGAGCAGCACGACTGCGACAGTTCGCTTGATCATTTGGGCGGGTCCTTCGCCATGGGCTTCAGCGCCTCGACGGCGTGCTGCACAGGGCTTGGCACGCCCAGGGCGACCAGCAGCATGACAGCCAGTTCGGGCGTCATGTAGCCGGCGAGCATGGCAGCGGTAACCGCTGCGGCGGCGGCGTAAGGCAGAGCAATTTTCAGGATGACCGGCAATGCGACGGGCATGGTGTTGACCTCCGATAACAAGGTACGCCCAGTCGTAGGCGATCCCAAGTTCAAGAGACGTTTACCAAAGGCAGATCGTACACGATAATGTGGCAGTGGTCCGACAACGGGCGGGTCGAGGCATAGATTTCGTAGCCGGCCGGGCTTGCCTCGATCACATCGACGTCGACGCCGAAGTCGACTGGCGTGCCGGGCGACACGTTGACGACCTTGACGATCGCGCTCGACATCAGAGTCAACGCGACGTCCGACGGGTATCCGGCGATCCCGCAACCGGCAATTGCCGTGCCGTCTTGTGTGAGCTGCACCCGCGCGTTTTCCCATGCGCCCGTTGCGCTGACGGCGCGCCCCGCCATCGACACCAGCACCAGCACGCGGTTAGTCGTAGGCGTGTGCGTGACCGCGACAAGGTCGGTGACTGGCGAGCCACCGACGATCGCAACGTCGCCGGCAAGCTCGTTAGTCGATACGGTTGGATCGGCGATGACTGGATCGGGATCGACCGTGAAGTCGACGATCGTCGCATCGTTCGCACTGTCGTCGCTCGCGGACACATTCACCGAGGCGTCGGATGATTTGAAGATCACGCGCTGGCGATCGGGCAGCTCGACTTCCGTCGCGTCTTCGATCAGGTGCCGAAACAAGTCGTCCAGGTATCGCACGCCCATGGTCTTTACGCTTCCTCGATCGTGACGTAGATCGCTTTCAATAGCAGTTTATTCGCTTGGGTGTCGGTGCCTGTCTCGCCGCGAAAGCTGACGTAGTACACCAGATCTTCGAGAGCATCCCAGGCCAGCCCGCCTGCGCCAAAGGCGCTGACGCAATCGATCGTGATCAGGTGCCGCGCCTCATACGTTGCCTGGTCGGACGACATGTCGTCAGCGTACGTATTGACGATCACTGACGTCTTCTGCGACGTATCCTCCGACAACAACGTCAGGCGCGGCAAAGTCGCGCCGCCATCGGTCGGGTCAGCCGCGTGCGTGGCGCATGCGACAACCGCCGAAATGTAAGTGATCCGACATTTCTTCGGCAGGCACGCCGACAGGTCGAAGGTCAGCGCGCCCTGGTCGGTCACGTCGACCTGCAACCAACCTGCGCCGACGTTCGCAAGCGCCGAAAAAATGAAGCGATCGCCAGGCGTCGCGGCTTCCTCGCTTAGCCCCCAAATGTTGAGAGCAACCAAAGGCACATGGATCTGCGTCGCAGTGCCAGGTTTCGCGACGCCCGACGCACGCGCTTCGAGGAAGGCGGTACGATCAGCGAGCGCTTCGATCGCGGTGTTGACGGTCGCGGCCGGCTTGTTATCGCCATCGCTCGGCTTCGTGATCAAGTCAGCGAACAGATCGGGATCACCTGCATACGTGGTCGACATGGCTAGCTTACTCCGTCCCAGTAAATCGCGTCGGCACTGCGTGCCGGCACCTGCGTGCCCGCGTCGTTGATCGAGTCGTTCCCCCAGGTGCCGTCAGGGTTTGGCGGCGCTGCACCGGCAGGCTCGAAGGCGTCGTCGTTGTCGTCGAAGACGATCACAATGTTCGCACAGATCTCGTGTGCCGACTTCCAAGTTTTCACGATCTGTCGGATGTCGGCGACCTGCGTCGGCGTCGCGTTCGATCCCCAGGTTGAGTCGGTCGCGTCGCCCCACACTTCGCCATCGTCCCAGGTTCCGTCGCGATCGAACGGCACGCCCGCCGGGCTGTAAATGATCAGCCAAAAGCGCGCCCACATGGCAGGGTCGCCGCCGGTCGTAGAATCCCAGTCCCAGTTTCCTTGCGCGCGGTCGACCGACCACGTGACGCCGTCGGCTTCGAGCGTGTACCAGGTGCCGTGCGTATTGACGACCGCCATGCGCGCAGGCAGCGGCGACAGGTAGCCTTGCACCTGGCGCATCAGGGCGAAGGGGTTGCCTGCGACGCGCCAGTCGCGGCGATAGCCGGTCAGACGCACTGCGAACGCGGCATCAGTTTCGGCCCAGCCGCGCCTGATGCGCCGGTCACGCGCCAGATATGGCAGCGCAGTCGGCGTGCCTTCGCCGGGCATGCGCGCCTGTAGCGCTTGCGTCGCAGCCTCGACCATGCCGTCGGCGATCATGCCGATCGCGTACAGCACGCGGAAGCCGCGCGTCGGTTTGGTCGTGTTCGGGCGCAGCCACGGCGGCGTGATACGTGCGATCAGATCTCGAAGCTGCAACGCCATGATCACACCTGCACGATCGTTGGCGTGACGTCGGCGACGTCGAGCGTCGCGACCTCAAATTCATCGAGCTGCACGTCAGTTTCGGGCGTCAGCTGTGCTTCGATCACGCCGTCGACTGCCTCGATCTGGCCAATGACGACGCGCCAGGGCACCGCGCCGCCGGCACCATAGACGCCCGTGACGATCCCGCCGATCGGGATCGTCGGCACCCAGTCGGCAAGTGTTTGGGCGATCAGATCTTCCCAGTCGCCGTCAGTCAGACCGGCGCTTGCTTGAACGTACACGGTCGTCACGAAGGTCAGCGGCACGCCCGTCGCGCTGACGGCGGTTACTGTGGCGCTGCCGCCCGGTGTCGCCCAGGTGTCGAAGCCTGTCTGCACCAGGGCGACGTCGCCGCCGCTGACTGCGCCGTCGGCGTCGGCAAGGTACACAGTTAGCGTGCCGTCGCCTGGTGGCGTGCCCAGCTTGACGCGCGTGATCGCCGCGCCGCCGACAAGGCTGGGCGTCTTCGCGACGTACTCATAGGCGGCGGCGGGCCCGTTCGGCGACAGCGCGCCCAGGCTATCGCGGCAGCGCTCGCGCAAGTCGGCGTCAGTTTCTTCGTCGGTGCCCAGGATGTCGTCGGCGTTCGTGACGGTCACACCCGTCAGGCTAGTTTGAAGCGTGGTCAGCGTGCCGGCGGCGGCGTTCGACTCAGTGCCCGACTCTTCGGCTGTGACGTCGGCGTCGACGCTGCTCGAAGGTGAGATCGTAACCTGTGCAGTGTTGACGAAAGTCTTGCCAGTGACTGCGTGCGCGACGACCAGTTCACCAGGATCGAGCACATACGTTGCGCCGCCCATGTTCGTCAGCGTGACTGTGCCTGAAGCGAACGTCGCTTCGACGCGCTCGACGCTGTACACCTGCGCGGCGAGCAGTGTGAGCCAGCCGCCCGTTGCGGTGTCGAGGAAGCCGGCCTGCGCGATCGCCGTCAGCAGTGTCGAGAATGCCTCGAACACAACCGCAACGATCGCGAAGAAAGTTCGCAGCACGCTGCCTGCAACCCAGCTGGTCGTCGACAGCCCAAGCGTGTCGGCTGTGTCGTACAGATCTTCGAGGATCGCGTCGCTGGTCGTCGGTGTGATCAGGTCTTCGAGCGTGATCATGTCGGCGTGACCTCTAACAGTTCGGCTTGCATGGCGCTGACGCTGCCGACCAGGTCGAAGCTGGGCCCGTCGGATGGCGTGACCCGTAGTTTAATCCGCCAGATCCCGATCCCCAATTCAGTCAGCGTGACTGCGACCGACTCGACGCGCGGATCCTTCAGCACTTCGCCGCGGATCCGACTGGGCAGCGTGAGCTGTTCGGCCTGCGCGATCGGCTGCGACAGCATGCCCGCGATGTCGAGCCCATAGTCGGGATCGTCGATTAGCTGACCCTGCGGCGTGCGCAGCCTGCGCCACAGCGCTTGCCCCAGCAGCTCGAACCCTTCGACGTTGCGCCCCAAGCTGTCGAGGTCGTCAGCGAAATCCAGGTCGGTGCCATAGTCGGTCACTGTCGCCGCCTTTCAGAGATACAGATGTTTTCGGGCGAGTTCGGCCCGGGGTAGTTGTCGCCCGCCCAGTCAGGCTCATTTGTTGCGATCCAGGTGTACGGGGCATCGGTCACCGAGTCCCAGGCCATCATCTGGTAGACCTTCAGCGTGGACGCAGGCACGCCCGACGCAGTGCCGCCGAGCGACGACGATAGCCAGAAACCTTCGAGGTCGTGCCCGCCTTCGAACAGGCCGATCCAGCGCTCGGGCGTGACGCCGCCATACCAGCCGTGCCCGGTCGCGGGAACGCCTCCGTTCGCTGCGTTCGGCTGCGGGGACGCGGGCGTGCTCTTCGCCAAATGCGCCACGAAGAACACAGCGATGCCCTGATCGACGCTCGCCATTACTGCACCGGGGTTGTCGTGCCATCGTAAGGCCCGATCACAATGCACGGCGTCGTAGTGGTCGCGACGCTCACACCAAGCAAGGTCTTTCCGGCGAACGTGTCATAGGTGTTCCCGTTCGACGCGAGCCCCATCCAGCGACAGCGCCCCTTGACCTGCTGAAGGCTGCTCGTCACGAGGCACCCAGGCGTCGCGACAGCGACAGGCTCGATGATCATGGGGCGCACAGTGGCCGGGGAATTGAGCACGCGCATGGGCTTCGCGAGGTCGGCGTTGAACTCCATCATGTGTGTGCTGCCGGCTTTCGAGTTCGCGCCCGAATAACAATTCTGCACGTCGAGCGTCGCGTGGCCCTTGCTCTGGTAGCCGAAGAAAAACGGGTAAGTTCCGCCCTGAAGGTTGGTGATACTGAAGTCGTAGGACTGCGAACCGAACGACTGGCCCGCGGTGTTGTAGTTGCGCGATGCGATGGCGGTTCCGTCTGTGCGGAAGAACACCCACGGATCACAGTCGCCGGGCTCAGTGTCGTCCAGGCGCATCAGGCCGAAGCCGCCGCAGCTATTCGCCACGCTGCTGTTCGTGGCTGTGATCCAGAAAGTTCCGTCGGCGCTCACTCCCGTCGCGGGGGTAACGTTCGTCGCGCAGATCTGGAAGTTCGTTTGAAAGCTCGCAGTCAGGTTGCCAAACCAGGCGTAATGTGTTCCGACTGCGCCCGCGGTGCCTCGAATGCACCACGCCTTAGCGGGAAAGCCGTTGCCTGTTCCGCCCATGCCTGGGCCCACGGTCGCAGTGCAGCCCGCCGCGTTCGCCGCGAGATACGAAAAAAACGTGGTCGCGTCCGCGCTCACGTCGCCAACCATGTAGTAGATGGTGCCGAGCGTGACGTTCGAGCTGCCCGGCTTGAAAAACATCACCTCGCGCGCGAAGGTGATGATCGTTCCTGTGGGCGTGACGGTCGCCGCGCTGGTCGAGCCTGTGATCACGTTCGAGTTATTGAACGTGCCCGTACGTGGCAACACTGCCAGGTAGCCCGAGCTGCCCACGCTATCCCAAACGAAGCCCATCAGTTCGCCTTCGGCGGCGCTGGTCGCTTGCGTGATTGTCTCGCCGCGCAGGAAGGTACCTGAAGGCGCAGCCGTGATCGGAATGCGCAACGTGCGTGGACCTTCAGCAACCCACCAGGACGCATTGACGATCGACATTGCGGTGTCGCTCGACGGGTCAGCGTTGCCGCCATACTTGTCGTTCGACGCGGTGCCCGTGGTGTCCTTGGCCGAGCCGTCGCTGCTCGCCTTGTAGGTCCAGCCCGCCTTTTTCATGGCGCGTGTCAGTTTCCAAACGCCTTCCCACACCGACGTCGAAGACGGAATTGGGTAATTTGAATACCAGACGTTTGCCATGGGAGCCCTTCAGTAGAACGGATAATTTCGCGTCTTCGTTGCGACCGTGTCGGCCTGGTAATGCACGTCGGCCATCAGGACGAAGACGTCATCCTCATTGTCGGTGCCACCATTGGTAACTCGCGCCAGGTGCACGATCACCAGCCCGTCGACTTCGGTGTCGAGCGCGAGCCCTGACCCATCTTCCGAGATCACGTGATTGTATGCAGTGCCGTCGGGCGCTTCCTCGACTGTGAAAACATCCGGGCTCGCGAAGTCGAAGTTTCCGCGCTTGTAACCCTTTGCGTACACGACCGAAAGCTCGAACTTGACCGTGTTTGCGTCAGTACCATCGGTCGTCCAATGCACGTGCGGGAAGATCGCAGTGCCTGGGCAGAGCCCGTGCGTCAGGTGATAATGGATCTGGCAGATGTCGCCAACCGCGAACTTGTAAGCCCGAAAGATAGACGCGCCGATCTGCGACCAGGACGGATTTCCGGCTCCGGTCGTGCGCACAATGATCTGCCCCAGTTCATCCTGCCAGCCGCCATCCTGTCCGGTGAATAGATCGATCTTTTCGGCGACTGTGACTGTGTTGAAAAAAGGATTTTCGGTGCCTGTGTCGCCCAGGTACGTCACACCGAAGACGCGCGCTTCGCGGCAAAGCGCGAACAGGGTTTCGCCCACGTCGCCCGTACACTCGACCTGGATCTGGTACACGTGCCCAGTCGTCAGGTCCGACGACAGGATGCCCGCGGTCAAGCGCACATCGGTCAGCGAGCTGGTCTGCGCCGTGGTCGAGTTCGGCACGACCGCATTTGCCGTGACATCGAACAGCCGCGCACGCGCTGCTAGGTCGGTGTCGGTCACACACAAGATCGCCTCAAAGGTCAACGTGCCGGCGATCAGTGTGTGCCGCAGATAGTCGCCGCCGATTACGGTCCAGCCGGGCGTCGCGTCGACGGCGTCGATCTGCGCCTGGCCAGCTGTGCCCAGGATCGCCTCACTCACGCCCGTTGCACCTGTGGGCCCCGTCGCGCCTGGTGATCCTGTCGCACCCGTCGCACCCGTGCCGCCGGTCGCGCCCACGCCGCCAGTCGGGCCCGTTGCGCCTGTGGCGCCTGGCGGGCCTGTCGGGCCTGTGGGCCCCGTCGCACCTGCACCTGGGGGCCCAGTCGGACCCGTCGGCCCGGTCGGCCCAGGCACGGTCGAGGCTGCGCCCGTTGCACCCGTCGCGCCTGGGGGCCCGGTCGGCCCGGTCGGGCCCTGATTGCCTGTGGGACCTGTGGGCCCTATGGGCCCGCCTGACGGGCCCGTCGGACCTGGCGGGCCAGTGGGGCCAGTCGTACCGTCAGCGCCATCCTGACCGACGCCAGGCAGCCCAGGCAGCCCGCGACCGCCTGGCAGCCCTTGCCGCCCCCTGGGCCCGGTCATGCCGCGCACGCCGCGCTCGCCCTTGTCGCCCTTGCGACCGGGCGGGCCTGCTGGTCCCTGCTTGCCCGCCTTACCTTGCAGAATGCCCGCCATTACGCCCGCACCTTGCTGACGACTGGCACAGCCGGCGCACCGAAGATCACTTCGCCGACGCCCGGCACGTTGACGCTGTCGCCGTACCTGATCACGCGCCCCACAGGATCGGCGACTGGCTCGCTGCCCGAAGCAAGCTCGACGCCCGAAGCGCTGGCGCCGATCGCGATCACGCCCGAGGCGTCGATCGCAGTGTCGACTGGCGTTGTCGGCATGTGCGCGATGATCACGGGCGTCGACGGATCGCCGTCGACGAACGCGACCAGCACTTCAGCGCTTAGCGCCAGCTGCGACACGCCGCCCGCGATCCCTGCCTGCGTCACGCGCGTCAGGTCGGGCATGCCTTGCGACTTGCGCACGGCTTGCAGGTTGACGCTGTCGCCATTCATGGTGACGACGCGATACCGTGCGACCGCATGAAAGCGCGTCGGCGCAGTCGCTTCGGCGATCAGCTTGCGCAGAACTGCGATCAGCTTGCCATTCATGCGGCACCCGTCCAGAAGTGCACGCGCGCTTTCGCCGGCTGTGCGACGACCGTGAAGGCGCGCACGACACGCGGCGCAGGCAGGCGCGGGCTGGTGATCGTGTCGCCGACGCCGACCGTCAGCGCTTCGAAGTTCGCTTCGGCGATCTCGCTGCTCGGGTCGTAGCTCAGCAGCTCGATCGCGTGCGTCTTCGCTTCGGGGCGCGCAACGTACGTTGTGCCGTCGAAGCCAACGAACCAGCCCGGGAACAGTGCCGACAGTGATCGACTTGCGGTGCCTGCCGGTCGCACGTAGTGGTTCCCGTTCAGGCGATAGTCGCTCGATGGCGCGATCAGCACGACTTCGCCGCACGCCGCAGCCGCCGCGCGCACGACAGCCGCCGCCTTGACGCCGATGTCATTGCGATACTCTTGCGCCTTGATCGTCGACCGCCAGCCGAAGCCGCCGCACACCCGCACACGTGACGTCAGCACGAACACGCCCGAGTTCGACGGATCGAGCTGCCCCGTCAGCGTCGAGCCTGCAAGTGTGACGACCGACTCGCCGCGCGCCTCGGGCATGGCGACAGGCTGATCGATCATCAGCTCGGCGATCCAAAGCCCGTCGCTGACGTCGAGCGTCAGCGAGTTCGCGCGCGTGCCGTTGTAGGCGATCAGCGGCGTCATGACTTCAACGCTTTCCACTGCGCAGTCAGCGCCTCGATTTCGAGATCCTGCGCGTCTTTCGCCGTGGGTGCCTTCGTTTTCTTCGTGCCGCTGGGCGTGCCACTCGCGGGCTTCGGCTTGCGATACTGCTTGAAGGAAATGACGACCTGCCAGAAGTCGCCCGCGAACTCGATCGCGCCGATCTCAGTCGGCACGCAGGCGCGCACATTGACCGGCGGCTCGCTGACGCTGGGGTAATAGAAGTCACACGCCTGCTTGCCCAGGGCAGCGAGTTCGAGGCGCGGCACGATCTGTTCCTGGTAGCGGTATCGCTGCTCGAAGGCTGTTTCGCCGCGCACGCCGTCGACGAACTGCAACGTGAGATCGAACTCGCTGAGTTCGTCGCCGACAAACTTCGAGGTCGCGCCCGACGTGCCTGCGCCTTTGGCATCGTCCCATTTGATCTTGCGGCTTGCCTTCGTGACGACCGCGAGCCCGGGTGTGACTAGCCCGTCGATCAAGGCGTAATCCCATGCCAGGTGTGCGAGTTCGGGATCGGGCATTGCCATGTTACGCAGCCTCCCCGGCCATACCATCGAGCGCCTTGTTTAGCGCGTCGGCAACCTTGCGCGCGAACGCGGGATCGTCAGCGCCTTCGACGCCGTACACGTTGACCGTGATCGCACCGACGCTGCCGCCGCCGACACCGCCGCCGCGCTTCGGCGCGACGATCGCGCCCGTCGCCAGGTCGTCGGCGGCGTTCTCGACCAGGCCCGCATTTGCTTCGATACCGCCCGCCATGCCTTGCGCAGTCGGCTTGCCAGCCTGATCGAACATGACTGACGAAGGCGACTTGATCCCAAGGGTCGACTTGACCGTGTCGACTGCCTTCGAGGCAAGCGTCTTCGCCGCGTTGATCACGCTCGACATGCCGCCCAGAATGCCGTCGGCGAGCCCTAGTGCGAAGTTCGCGCCCGCCGCGACGAACTCGGTTGCTTTTGCTGCCGCCATGCCCACCAGCCAGGCGAGCCCTGCGCCGAAGGCAACGACGACACCGATCGCCGCCAGCACGCCCGCGGTCATCAGCAGGATGCCGCCGACGAACACGCCGACGACTGCCGCGCCCAGGGCGAGCGCACCAGCGACGACCATAGCAGCGGTGCCCAGCGCAGCCCAGTCGATCGACATGCCGCCCAGGTCGACATCGAGCATGTCTTCGAGCTGCTGCTTGATCGTCATGACGACGATCCCGAACTTCAGCGCGGCGATCACGCCCGCCCTGAACGCCGACCGCAACGCGCTGCCTGCGTCGGGCGCTGCGCCGAAGATCGGGTTTAGCAGCGTTTCAATGATCTCTTTCAGCGCCTTGCCGGTCGACGAAGTCGACTCGAACAGCTGAAGCACCTGCCGCGCGCCATCGAGCAGCGGCGTAGTGTTGACGCCCGAAAACAACGCTGAAGCGTTCTCTTTCGCCTTCGCGAACTGCACACTGAGCTGCCGCATTTGCACAGCAGCAAGCGCGCCGTATTTTTTCTGGATCTTGCCGGCGACTGCCTCGACGTCGCCGCCTGCTTTCGCAGCGTCTTTCAGTGACTTCAGCGCTTCGGCGCCGACGCCGACCGACTCACCGATCGCGGCAGCTTCGAGCGCACTGCCGAGCTGGTCGGCTTCGACGCCCGCCTTCAGCAAGTCGGCGGCGAGCGCGTTGACCTTCGCACCTGCGAGCGGCACACGGCTTGCGACGTCGCCGACGACCTGGGCGAGCGCACCGCCAGTCACGGTCAGCTGCTTGCCGGCGATCGCGGCGGCTTCGAGCGACACGCCTAGCATGGCAACGGCTTCGGTCGCGCTGATCGCTTCCGACAGCATGGCAACCAAGCCGCGCACGAAGCCGCCAATGATCGCCGCCGACAGCAGCACGATCGCTGCCACAGCTGCGATCGCTGCGCCCGCGAGCCCAGCGGCACCCAGCCCTTCGGCGACGCTCGACAGACGCCCAGGCATGCCGCCCATGCTGCCCAGTAAGCCCTTTGAAGTTTTCAGTAGCTCGCCTATGCTGGCTTGCGAAAACTCTGCCTCGCGCGCCTGCTTGCGCTGCGCTTCGGCCTGCTTGTTTGTGGCGACCGCGTTCGCATTCGCGTGCTTTGCCAGCCCGCTTACGATCACGCCCATCAGCTTCGACCTGCCTTGTGCTGCCTGGGCAGCTTCACCGAAGCCTGCCCAGCTGTCGCTGGCTTGCGCAACCCCCTTGTTGACCTTGCCAAAGACGCCGCCCAGGCTGACGTACGCCGCCTGCGCCTTCGCGATCGAATGTTTCTTCGCTTCGATCTGTTCCTTCAGGTTGCGGAACGCCTCGACGCTGACGCGGCTGCCGCCTTGCAATTGCTTCATGGCGGCATTCATGCCGCGCAGCGCCGTAGAGTCGGCGTCGATCTTTTTACGCAGGCGTTCGAGCGCTTCGGCCGCAGCGTTCGCTGGGCCTGACGTGCCGTCAACCAGGTCAATGCCGAGTTTCGCGACGACGCTAGCCACTGCTCAACCCTTTCGCGATTGCCCGCAGGTACACCAGCCCTTCGGCAAGCAGGATCGCACCCGCCTGCCGCCGAACGTACGCGCCTTCGAGGTCATCGCTTTCGCTTTCATCACGCCATAATTCTAACAGGCATTCTGCGGCAACGTGAGTCGAGCTGTGCGCCTCGCCCAGGCGCGCCGTTATTTTCCCACGGCTTGCTCGCGCCCCCAGCCCGCGAGCCAGCACACCGCGTCGGCCGCGAGCTGCAAGGTTGCGGGGAAGTCGTCGCACAGCGCGCGAAACGTCGCCTTGTCTGGGTAGATCACGCAAGGCGTGACCAGCTTATCCCATGCTTCGGTCGTCGCCTTGCCTGCGTCCAGGTAGCGGCGCACCAGCACGCCCGCAGGGCGCTTGACGACGACCATGCCGCCGGGTGTGTCGATACGTCGGATCCGATCGTCGATCTTGCCGTGTTCGAGTTCGAGCGTGTCGAGCGCTTCGGCTTCGGTCGCCTGGCGTTCGAGCGCCGCGAGTTCGATCGCGGCTTGCGCCTTCGTGTCGCGCTCGACACGACGGGCTTCGGCCAGGGCAATGCGCTCGCGCGCGAGTTCGATCGGCGACTTGGTTGACTCGGTCATAGTTCCTCACTGCTTGGGGTTGTGGCGAGCCTGCACCAGCACCAGGCCGGCGCAGGCTCGCGGGTGATCACTCGGGATCGCCGAAGGCGTACACGCGCACGCGACCGCTGCCGACCTGCGCAGCCGTTGTCTCGACCGTGCACGTCAGCACCTGACGCGCGGCCGACAAGGCGTCAGCGCAAACGACGACGCAGATCCCGCCGTCGGGCAAGTCGTGCGACGCGGCTGCGCCGCCGTTGACGTTGACCTTCAGATCTTGCCCGCTGTCGTTTTCGAGCAGCAGCAACGAACAGCCGTCGCCGATCGAACCGACGGGCACGTCGAGTTCGGTATCCTGTGCAGTGCCGTCGGGAATGTCGACGGTCGCGAGCGACTTGCCCACGAAGGGGCAAAGCACGGTCTTCGCCGGCACGCTGACGGTCTGCCCGTCTTCGGTGTAGGACAGCGTGAACTTCAAAGTCGCAGTGTCGTTTGCCATGTTCGATCAGCCTTTCAGAGCGTGCCGCCGTTTGAGCTGTACAGCGTCAGCCCGTTGGTTTTGATCCGCATGACGTCGAGCGCGACTTCGACCTTGTCGGGATCACCCGACTCTTCGCTCGAATTGTCTTCGCCGATGATCGCGACGTCGATGAACTCGACAGTAACCGGGTCCTGGTTGCTCTCGTCTTCGACGTACTGAAGCACCATGGGAAACTCGACGTCACCGAAGCTGGCCGCGTCGGCAGCCTTCGCCGCGAGCGCCTTGCACAGCTCATGATAGCTGTCGCGCCACATGGTGATCTTTGCCTCGCAAGAGTACGTGCCGCGCGAACGTCCACGCGGTGCGGCGTGCTTGCCCGCGCCGTACGCCTTTTTGCGATCGCGTTTCTGCGACCAGCTGATCGAGCTGAAGCCGTAGAAGGGTTCGCCGTCGACCTTGAGCGACGTTGACGCGAAGTCGTACTGATTGCCCTGGATCCTGACTTTGTCTGCCATTTGATCACCCAGCGGTTGCGCCGACCCAGCCGGCTTCGATCGTGATTTCCTTCGGGTAACCCAAAGGGGTCAGGCGCAAGCGCCCGGTCAGCGGATACGGTGGCTGTAGGATCGCGTCGTCGCGGTTCAACACCAGACGCGCGGCGCTCGCCTTCGGCTTCGCCAGCAGGCGCGACGCAAGCAGCGCGTTGCACTCTGCCTCGATGCTCAGCAGCTCAGCCTCCCGCACGAAGCCGGTCTTTGGGTTGACCTGCAACGGCTTCGACAGGCGGCGCGCCATGAAACGATCGACGATCGTGCGCGCCTCATTCATGACGCGACGCTTTTGCAGGAAGTCGAAGTCACTGTCGGCCGCTGACGACAACCGCGGGTTGTTGACGTACACGCCCGAGTAGCCGTCCCAGGTGCGCACGACGCACGCGCCAGCGCTATCCAGCCCGGGGTTGATCTGCTCGTCGTGGTATTCATCGACCAGGTTGCCGGCGGCATCGCGGATCGTGACACCAGGCAGCGGACCCTGATCGCCGCCGTACTTCGAGTCGAGCGCCGCCAGGTCGATCTCGCCCGAGCACTTCGCCGCCAGCGCGGCGACTGGGTGCACGACGGGTCGTTGGTAGCGTCGTCCGCGCGACACGCTCGACATGCACCGCACCGCGCCCGCCGTGGTCAGGCGGCTGGTGTTGCGCACCAGGAAGACGTTGAAGGCGGTCAGGTAGTCGGCTTCCGACTCGCCGACCGTCGGCAGGCGAAACGAGCAGAGCACAGCGCGGTGTTTGCCGGCGGCGTGCTGTGCCGCCAGGAAGGCGTCGATCGCGTCGGTCATGTCCTGGTCACAGGGATCGGCGACCACGCACAGATCCCAGTCGACGACCGAATTGCCAAGCGCGTCGAGCGCGTCGGCGAGGTCGCCGTCATCGCACGCCTTCGCGTGGACGACCGCGGTTGCATAGTCGCCCGCGATCACGGTCGCAGATCCCGTGCCCGACAGGTCGAGCGTGATTCCTTCGGCGCTTGCCGTCAGCGAGTCGGCGGTGCCCAGCGCAGTGACTGGGCCGAACGATTGCCCGCCGTCGAAGCTGAGCTGATACGTGATCCCAGCTGCGCCGACCGTGCCGCCTGACGGAAACTTGATCTTGATTTCGTAGTCGTCGGCGGGCTCGCTTGCGCCGTCGATCGACACGTTCGACGTGCCCGCCATGTTCGTATTGTCGACCGCGCCCAGTGACTTGGCGGTCGTCGTTTCGGATCGACACAGCAGCACGCCGACACCGAAGCGTCCGACAGCGTACGCGGCGAGTTCGACCGCGCGCCCACTCGCGAAGTCGTCGGTGATCGACGACACGCGCGTGTAGCTGGCGGGCGTGTTCTTCGTGCCTGCCGCGCACTGGCCGATGACCGCGAGCGGCAAGCCGCTCGAAGGCGGCAGCACGCCCAGGGCGCCATCGAGTTCAGACGTGATCGCGAAGGGTACGGTCATGATGTTTCCTTTTCAGATGTCTTCGGTCAGGTCGCCTTCGACGTCGAGGTCGGCGCCCATTGTCGGGCTGGCTGCTTGCGTCGGATAGGCTTGATCGGGAACTGCGCAGTGCACTTCGAGCGCGAACGCGAGTTCGGCGCCGAACTGTCTTTCGACATTGTCGCCGACCCATTGCGCTTCGCCAATTTTCAATGGCAGGTCGGCAATGTCCTGGGATCGCGCTGCCAGCTGGATTGCCCGCACGACTGCGTCAAGCAGCATGCGGCACGCCGTGTATTGTGCGCGCTGGTCGTTCAGGGCAGTCGTGTCAACGGCGTGCACGTACACGGTCACGACCTCGACGAAGGTGCACAGCGGGCGCGGGTTGCGGCCTGGCGCACGCGCTGACACGAAGCCGCCCGCCTTCCCCTCGGGCGCGAACACAACCCGGTTGGCGCGCCCTGGACCCTGGTTGAGCTGCTTTGCCGTTTCGCGGTTGCCGAACACCAGCGACGCGGTCGTCGCTTCGGCAGTGAATAGCGCGCCGACGAAGTCGAAGATCTTGAGGATCGGCAGCGTTTCAACCACTGGCGACCTGCTTTTCGAAGTCGTCGACGAACACCTTGACGATCGCGGCTTCGAGGCGCGGCGTCAGCCCTTCGGGCACGGTCACGCGCTTCGGCAGCTGCTTGCCGCCTTGCTGGTGAATTGTGTACGGAAAAGGCACCGCCATGACGATCGTGTGCCCCACTAGAACGGTCGTCAGCGCGCCCGCCGCGTTCGGCAGTGCGCGTCGACCTGGCTGCGCGGGCACCCAGGTCGAGCCATCGGGCGCGCGACCAGCGACCAGGTCGGCGTGCACTAGCTCGTATGCGGCGTCAGCCGCCTTCGGGCCGACGCGCGTGATCATGCCCGCGACCTTGCGCGTGCGTCTGATCAGATCGCCCAATGTGACGTAGCCTGCCAAATTCTCAATCCTCGTCGGCCGCGAGTTCCCGCTGTCGTCGCGTCCAGGTGTAAGGGCTTGCCTCGGAGTATGAGAGCGGGCCCCCACGGGTAACGCCGTTCGCGCTGTCGCTCGCCAGAAGCGGCAGCTCGAAAAGTCCCGTTTCGCTGTCGGCGGCTTCCTTCAATTCCAAGCGCGCAAGCGCAGCCGGGTCGATGATCGCCGACTGATCGTAAGGGCTCGAAGGGTTCGCGCCGCGCTTCGCATAGCAGTCGGCAGTCACCAGCGCGGTCAGCCAGCGCAGCACGATCCGCGGCACGTCGGTGCGCGGCGAGTTCAGATCCGCCGCGCCGAACGGTACGGCGTAGCGCTTGGCCAAGCGCGCGTCGATTTCGTCGCTGGTGTCTTCGAGCTTCGTGTCGATCCAACCGGGCTCGATCGACTCGATCAAGTCGATGTCGGCGGCAGGCATGATCGACCGCGCCTTGAACCCGGCGAGATCCAGATAGGTCACAGCGCACCGCCTTTTGAAGGGCGCGGCGCTGCGCGCAGCGGAGGAACATCACACCGCGCGCAGCGCCCGCCGGAGATCAGCTCGACTTGCACTTGTGCAGCAGGTACGGGTGCCCGTAGCCGACCACGTTTCGACCTTGGACGTGCCACTCCAATTCACGCGAGCGCGACAGGATGGCGTCGAGCCCGTTGCCGCCGCTTGACCCGCTGTAGTACGTCACAGCGAAGGGCTCGCGGTTGACGTACGTCAGCGCACCCAGGTCGTCGGCGCCGATCTCTTCGACGGCGACATAAAAGTCGGTGTCGCTGCCGCCGCTGAACGACGCGCCGAGTTCGGGTGCCTCGACCGGCGGCTTGAAGCCCATGGTCGAGAGCATCGCTTTGACGCCGTCGGCGCTACCGCCACCGCCGCCTTTGCTGTCCATGGCGATCATGCTCGCCGCCGTGAGCTGCGACGCTCGCGGCAAGAGAGCGGTCGGCACGATCAGCTGCACCGCACGCAGCAGGCGCGGATCCTCGCCGTTCGGCTGCTTGATGTTTCGAATGTAGGCGAACAGCGCAGCCAGGTTCTCGTACGCCTCTTCGAGCGTGACGCTGACGTCGATTGGGCATGCACCCGCGCCGCTCGCGCCGCCCGAGGTCTTGTGCAGGTTCGCATACGATCCCGCCGCCGTGTCGAACGGATTGAGCGGGTGATCGCTCGCGAAGAACGCCTTTGCGTCATACGCGGTCCCATTGGCGAGGATCGCTGCGGCGACCTGCTTTTGGGGCCAGTACGCGGCGAGCGCGCCGATCTGTCGCGACCAGTTCGCAGCGAGCTTGACGCCGTTGCCGTCCAGATCCTCGAACTGGTTGCGGGTGAGCTTCAGACCCTTCGCGGCGTTGCGCGCCTCGAACTCGGTCGTGAGCATGACCATTTCCTCGAACTCGACGTTGCCTTCCTGCACATACTCGATCTTCGCAGAATCGAGCAGCCAGCAGAAGCGCTCGCGCGCTGACATGCTGGGCATTTCCTTGGCGACTGAACGCCACCAGGTCGCGGCGTTCAGCGAGCCGAAAGACTCGGCAGACACCAGCCGCATGCGGCTTTCGAGATCGAACAGAAACTGGGGAGTGATCGACATTTTCTAGGTCTTTCCTTCGTGGGAGTTCAGGGGTTGATCACGAGCCAGTCGGGCCGGTGGGACCAGTGGGGCCGGTTGCGCCAGTCGGGCCAGTGGGGCCGGTTGCTCCGGTTGCTCCGGTTGCGCCAGTGGGGCCGGTGGGGCCGGTGGAGCCGGTTGCGCCGCTGCCGCCGGTCGGGCCAGTGACAGCCAGGCCAGCCTCGACTAGCACGCCCTTCGCCGTCGACACCGCGACGATCCGACCCGCCTTCGAGTTTCCGCTCGACGTCATGGTCACGGTCTGATCGTCGGCAATGTAACACTCTTGCATGATGTCGTTCGCGTTGACGTTGCCAGAGTTTGCCCACCAGAAGGCGATGACCTCGCGGAAAAGTCGCACAGTGCAGGTGACGTCGCCCAGGGTCGCGTCGGCGTTTTCGACGAAGTACCCGATCGGGATCAGGGTCGTGCCGGCTTGCCCGGGGTAACACTTGCCGTCGGCAGTGTCGACGCATGCCATGCCACCTTGGAAGGCGACCTCACCCGACTTCAGGGTCAGTTCGAGCTGCTTGTACGAGACAGGGCGCACGAGGCGCTTCGTTGCGAGAGCGGTCATTTATCAGCCTTTTCCTTTCACGATCGGAGCGCCCAGAAACATCAGATTTCCTTCGTGCCTGACGCCGGGCTCATACTGCGTCAGGCCCATCGCTGCATCGAGCGCGGCAGCCTCGGGCGCGGGCAGCTGCGACGCAATCGCAGTGCCATCGATGCTTGCCGGCAGCACGCCGCGTGCGTTGATCACATCGGCGGGCGTCGACTTCGGTGCGGCAGGCGTCGCGACGGGCATGCCCGCGAGCACAGCCTTCGCCTGCGCGGTCGACATGCTTGCAAGCGTGGCGCGCAGTTCAGCGCTGATGTCGGGGCGCGACGCGAGCAAGCTCGCACGCGCATTGACCTCGGCAGCGACACGCGCGTCGACGTCGGCGTCAGACGCAGCGGCGCAGTCGTCATGCTCGGGCTTGGCGGCGGCGGGCGGCGCGTCGTCGGCCGGCTTGTCATCGTCATCGGCCGGCTTCTCTTCCTTGTCGTCAGCTGGTGGCGGCGGCGGCGGCGCAGCGTCGAGCCCAGCCTTCGCGGCATCGAGCATTTTCTTTGCGAGTTCGGCGTCAGCGCCTTCGCCCGCGGCTGCCTCTTCGAGAGCGGCGATTGCTTCGGACAGGTTCATGGTTTGGATCTCCGGTGCTTGCGACTCGCCCATGGTAGGGGCGATCGGGGTTGCGGCAAGTTTCTCGACATCGAATGGGGCAATGCGATCAGCGAGCCCGGCGGCGACAGCCTGCGCGCCGTACAGCACGCTGGCTTGCAAGCCGGCCGGCTGCACCAGCTGCGGACGCAGCTCGCTGACGGTTGCGAAGAACACACCCGCCAGGGCGTCGACCGCGCCTTGAAACGCAGCCCGCGCGCCGTCACTGACGGGCACATGCGGGTGCCCGTCTGCCTTGCGCTCGCCCGAGGTCGTGACCGTGAAGCGCAGGCCCAGCGCGGCATCCTGAAGGCTGGCGTCGATCGCAGTGTGGATCACACCGATCGAGCCAAGCGCCGACGCTTCGCCACATACGATCTCGGTCCCAGCGCAGGCGAGCGCGTACGCCGCGCTGCACGCCTGACCGTCGACGAACGCGATCAGGCGCTTGCCCGCCGCAGCCGCCATCGAACGCAGGGCGCGGGCTGTCTCGAAGCAACCCGACACGTCGCCGCCCGGCGAGTCGATCTTCAGGATCACGACTTGCGGCGCGCTGGGCTCGCACGCCGCCGCGACTCGTATGCGGATCGCGTCGTAGCTGTCGAAGCATGTGCCATCATGATGATCGAGCGGGCCTGTGACGTGCACGACAGTCGCCGCCGACGTCACTGCGTTCATGGGCGCGACCGACATGGGCGCGAGCAGATCGAAAAAGTCGGCTCGCATCGCAAGCAGACCCGCGCGATTGTAGCGCGCCAGTGGCTGACCTTGGGGCGGCGTCACGTGACCAGGCTCGCACGTCATTGGGGATCCCCCAATTCGGTCGCACCGGGTTCGGGCACCACGGCAGCCGCCGCATTCTCGGCTGCGACGACCTCGCCAGCTGCGGCAGCCTTCTGCGTTTCTTCGAGTTCGAGCACAGTCATGCTGCCGCGTTCGTCGCCGATCGGCCCGAGCTTGCGACTCGCGCGCACTTCGTCGACGGTCACGCACTTCGCGAGGTCGGTCGGCGCGATGTCGAGGCGCACGCCTGCGTCAAGGTCGCGCTTCGGCGCAGCCTCGACTGGCAGCCCGAAGCGCTCGACAATCTCACGCGCATTCGCTTGCAGATCGTGCGGGCCCAGCACGTCATCGAGGCGCTTGATCAGATCAGCCGCCGTCAGCATTGCCTGACCTTCGGCGGCGCGATCCGTCGGCGGGTCGGTGTCCCATTCGATACGTGCGAACTCGCTGCCTTCGACGTCGAAACCTTCCTGCGACAGCACGAAGTAAGGCAACACCTGGGTATTGAGCGTATGTGCGAGCGCGCTCCCGTCTGCCTTGATCAGGTCGGCGCGGATCGACTTGTGGATATCCGCATTCGCGAAGCCCGTGCCGCCGGTTGTGGTCACGATCTGGCCCGCGAGCGCGACCATGATTTCGAGGTCACTGTCAGTCTTCGCTGCCGCGAAGATCTGATAGCCGCGCCCCTGTGTCTCGACCAGCTTGACGTCATAGCCGGGCGGCAGCTCGAAGCTGGTGTTAACGCCCCAGCCGATCAGCTTCGCGAGGAAACCTTCGCGCTGCGGCTCAGTCGCACCCGCAGGCGAGATCGCGACGCGCGCAGGGTTCGCCAGCTTGCTGACGAAATTGTCGCGGAAGGCGAGCGCGTGATCCTTGCTGATGAATGCGCGCGCGCACGCAGCCCACACGCCCGACTGCCAGGGCGTCAGGCGACCGCCCGCGACGTGTAATACCCAGCGCCCGTCGCCGGGTTTGATCTCGATCTCGCCGCCGATCGATCGGTAGTACCAGCGCCCGGTCGACCATTTGTAACGCAGGAACTCTGGATCCTTGCGTTCGAGCACACCGTACGCGCGCCCGACCACAGGCACGATCTCGGCAAGCCCGATCCCAAGCGTCACGCCATCGGCCGCGAGCAGCGCGAGTTCGGCGGGCGGGCACATTTCGTCGAAGGCGGCGCGCGTGTCGTTCGTCGCTTGCAGCGCCTCGACTGCCTTCGCGTCGCCGCGGAAGCGTCGCGGCAGGCCGACCAGGCCCGACGTGCGCGTCGACAGCAGGCCGGCGAACATACCGTCACGCCGCATGGCGCGATACAGCTGCGCCGCCATTTGGAGATCACCCAGGTCGGCAGCCTGCTGCGCCGACTCTAGATCAGCGGCGTACCAACGAAGGCGCGTCGTCGGCAGCGGTTGCAGGTTGCCGCCGGTCATCTTGCGCGCCCGCGTGACCTGATCGTCATCCAAGTCGAGCGCGCCGAAGTTCATCGGGCCCGCCTCGTACACGCTGACGCCTAGCACACGCTGCACGAACTCACTCAAACCCATTTGATCCTCCGCTGTATGGATCGATCGCACCTTCATACCGCGAGTCGATGGCGGTGCCTTCGTAGCGCCGCGGTGCACCTTCGGCCGCGATCAAAGGAACCCAGCACGCAAGTGCACAGGCGTCGGCCCGATCGGGCGAGCGTCCCAGTAGCTTTCGCATTTCGCGCTTAGGCGTCACTTTAGTGCGCCCCCTGATGTCTCGAAAGAACGACGGGCAGTGCAGCTCGCGTTCTAGCTTCGCGTCTTCGAGCAACGCGCCGTCATCGCGCAGCCAATCGCGCATGTTTGCCCAGAGTTCGTCGCGCATGCGGTCATAAATGAACGGTTGCCGCAGGGCGCGATCACTCGGTCTGATCCGCATGACCTGGAAGGGCTGCGCGTTGCTCGGCTGCGTCATCAGAAACGCTTCGAGTACGCCCGCGATCGTCGTGCCGATCGGGCCTTCGTAGTCCAGGCAGACGATCGGCGGCAGCTCGGTCGTCGTTGGCTTGAACTCGGCGATCACGTCCAGCACCATGGCAAGGTGCCCTTCCTCGTTCAGCCCGCGTGCGGCGCGCAGCCCGAGCAGCTTGCGCGCACGGCGCACGGCGGCGACTGTTTCGTCGCCTTCGCCCGAGTCGCCTGCGCAGTCGAGCCCGATGAAAAGCCGACCTTCAGGCACCGCCGCGTGCCAGCGCATCTGCGCTTCAGCGATCAACGCGAGCGGGATCACCTTCGCTTCCTCTGCGACGACGAACTTGCCCAAGACGCGCACCTTGAATAGCGGCGACTCGCGCCCCCACTCGCGCGCCTTCTCTTCGATCCATTCGCGCGACGCCAGACCAGGGATCGGCGTGCCTCTGCCCGAGGCGTTCGGCGTGTCTTCGCTGCTGATCTCTAGCGTCGAATACAAGTCGCGCTTACTGTGAAACGCCTCAAAGAACTCGCCTTCACTGCGCGTCGGGTTGCTGATCAGCACGATCCGAACTTCGCCGCCTGCGCGGTTGCCTTCGATAGCCTCGAAGATCAGGTCGGGCACGCCGCTGGCTTCGTCGACCAGGTACAGCAAATGCTCGCCACTGATACCGGCGACGGCTTCAGCCTCGCGCGCAGTGAAGCCGACGATCTCGCTGAAGTCGTCGGGATCCTTCAGGCCCGACCGTGCGAGGTCATGAATGTTCGCAGCGCCTGGGATCGGCAGCTTCGAGCGCTTGACCAAGCGCCTGACCTCGCGCCAGATGATCCCATCGACCTGACGCGCAGTCGTCGCTGTGATGATCACGCGCGCACCTGGGAAGCTGCAATAGAACCAAAGCGCCAGCACCGCGAGCGCTGTCGACTTGCCGACCTTATGCCCGCTGACGACTGCGACGCGCAGGTGATCGCGGCTGGCTTCGACGATCCTGATCTGCCCGTCCCACAGCGCGATCCCCAGCACGGCGCGCGCGAAGCCGTTCGGGTCGGCGGCGTACGCACGCACACGGTCGGCGTCTGTTCCGATCAGGTCAGCTGCCGCCCGGTCTAGCTTCGCCAGCAGGCCGCTTGTCGTTCCCACACCCGCAGATTAGTCGTCGAAATCTTCGTCGACAATTCGCGGGATCCTAACCCGCCGGTTGAGCTTCGCGAGCGCCGCGACTTCGGCGTGTCGCTTGGGCACGTTCGGATCGCCGCGCACGCCTGCGACCTCTTGCAGCAGTGGCGAGCGTGCGAGCTTGACCAGCGCTTCCGACTCAATCTGGCGGGCGCGTTCGCCGGTCAGGCCCAGCAGGTCGGCGATCTCTTCGAGCCCGATCCCGCCGCCATCTTCGGCGACGTCGAGCGCGCAGGTTTCGCCCTGCGGCTCGCAGCTCACGCCCCCATCTTCGTCGGGCACCGGGTGCACGAACTTCAGGTTTCCGGCGACCGTAACTTCAAGTTCTAGGTGGTAGCGGCAGCTGACGTACGGGCATGGGCGCTGCACGCCGCGACAATGTCCGCGGGTCGGCGGCAGGTTGCGCGGCGTGTTTACTAGGCTTGCGTGCTGATCGACGGCGACCATGCGTTTCATGATCGCGCCTCACTCGCCGCCAGCGCTTCGCGCACTGCGTGTAAGGCGTCGGGCCAGTCGCGCAGCGCTTGGGCCAGCACTTCCTCAAGGCGCTGCCATGCGGGCGTGTTCCTGACCTGCGTCGGCGACAGTTCGAGCGTCGAGCCCGTCAGCTTGCCCAGCACCGCGAGCGACTTCGAGGTCGACGCCATGACCCGGGCGATCTCGTATGGGCTGGACATCGGGTCGCTTGCGACCGCGTCGACCGTCTGCCGAATGATCGCCATCTGACGTACGGCTTCGGCGACGACGCTGACGCGGGCTGACGCCAGGTCGACGATCTCTGGGCCGGTATGGGGCGGCACAGGGCGCGCCATGACCTCGGGCATGTCCTGGTCCCAGGCGTCATCAGGGATCCCCAGCAGGTGCCGCAGCCCGACGCGGTTGGCGTCGCTGGGCGTGCGGTCGCCCGACCGCCACAGGCTGATCGTGCTGACGCCGACGCCCAGCTTCCTGGCGATGACTGCCGGGTCGCCGCCGGCCTGGCTGAGTTCGTACGATCCGCGTGTGCGCATGTGTGTGCCTGACCTTACTGGGGGCTGACGCCCCCTCGAATTTCTCGAGGTTTTTGATGACGCGCCGAGACTAGCATATTTGCCGCGTTTCGGGCACTTTTGCAGTCAAATGACCATACGTGACTATACCTGGAATCCGACTCTCGCCT